ACATAAGCTTGCGCAACGATCATCACATGCTGTGTTTGTAAATAGTGAAATACACGAGCTTACTGATTTATTTACAAGTCTAATATACTTGCGTAGACTACCTATATTAATAGGATTATCAGAAAAAAATTCAGTTAATGACTTGGAAGAAATACATTCTAATTTATATACATTGAATCCTAATCTAAAGCATAGTGTATTATTTAGATATTCTAACAGTGATGATTATGGAAAAAGATTTAATGATTATATTAGAAACAACAACTTAAACATTTCTCTTGACAAACCGGTTGATGTAGTGTATATTAATATAGACGCTAACAAAATACCAAAGCCGTTGTTTGAATCTAATATACAATTCCAGAGTGTATTAAGTATTGAATCAGGATACACAGGACGTATAATATCAAAGTATTTGTTTAGTTTAAGCGATCTTTTTATATCGTACAGTGGAGGAATGTCACCTATGTTAAGAAATGAGCTAGTAGAAATATAAATGGCAACATGTAGATTAATAATCGAAGATGAAGTAAACATCAAACTAGAAGGACTAGAAGTAGATGTTCGGCGAAAACTTGCGAATGCTCTTAAGTTCGAAGTACCTCATGCTAGATATATGCCCCAGTATAAGTTAGGACGCTGGGACGGAAAAGTCGCTTTCTTTGGTATTGGTGGCAGCGGTTATGTTAATCATTTAGATATTGTTAGTGAAGTACTTGCAAAAAATAATGTACAAATAGTTGATATTGAAGACAGGCGACATCCTATTGATTTAAACTTTCCACTAGTAACAGAACGCTACTGGGCTGATCAAGGTGTCGCCTGGCCCAAAGGACACCCTGCAGAAGGTGAAGAAATCATTCTGCGTGACTATCAAGTAGAAGCAATAAACAACTTTGCAAATAATCCACAGAGCTTGCAACAGATTGCAACAGGCGCAGGCAAAACAATTACTACTGCTACACTATCACATATGAGTGAAAAGTATGGACGTAGTATTGTTATTGTGCCAAATAAAAGTCTTGTTGAACAAACTGAAGAAGACTATATTAACTGTGGATTAGATGTAGGGGTGTACTTCGGCGACAGGAAACAATTAGGTAAGACTCATACTATTTGCACTTGGCAGAGTTTAAATATTCTTGACAAGAAGCACAAGGATGGCACGGCAGTTTTGTCGTTAGCAGAGTTTCTAGAAGATGTGAGCACTATCATTGTCGACGAAGTACACCAAGCCAAAGCAGAAGTTCTTAAGAACCTGCTCACTCGCAACCTACGTAACGCTCCAATACGATGGGGTCTAACTGGTACAGTACCTAAAGAGAAGTTTGAGTTTGAATCGATACATGCTTCGTTGGGTCCAGTGATAGGCAGCATTACTGCAAAAGAACTTCAAGATAAAGGGGTGCTATCACAATGTCATGTTAATATTGTACAATTAATGGATACTGTAGCACATAGCAATTATCAAGAAGAATTAAAATATCTAGTCACAAATAAAGATAGAATAGAATACCTAGGCAAATTATTAAACAATGTAAAAGAATCAGGCAACACATTAATACTAGTAGACAGAATTAGTGCCGGCGAAGCACTAGCAGAACTTATACCAGGCAGCACATTTGTAAGCGGCGATGTAAAATTAAAAGATAGAAAGGAAGCATACGATGAAATTAACGAAGGAACAAATCACGTGGTCATTGCTACGTATGGCGTTGCTGCCGTTGGCATTAATATCCCTCGTATTTTTAATCTTGTTCTTATAGAACCAGGCAAAAGTTTTGTTAGAGTAATCCAATCAATTGGTAGAGGCGTAAGAAAGGCAAAGGACAAAGACTTCGTGCAAATATGGGATCTTACAAGCACTTGTAAGTTTGCGAAGCGGCATCTAACTCAGCGTAAAAAGTTTTACAAAGAGGCGCAGTACCCATTCACAATAGAAAAAGTGGATTGGAACACATGAGAATATTAACATTAGATAATCAAAGTTACGACCTAAATAAAATGCCAGACGAATTAGATGACGACATACGATTTAGTGTATTAGATAATTCAGACCCAAAAGACCCTGACTTTTATTTTATGCCTTTGATTTTTTTAGAATCTTTTAGCTCGCCTGCAATGGTACTAGAAATAGGCGGACATGAAATTACAATGCCGTTAGATTGGTGTGTAGCAGTTGGCGATCCAATGGCTGATAACGATTTAGAAGTATTACCGTTAACAAGTTTAAATGATAGGGGGTTTCAAGCATTTTGTTTTAATCCGCTATCAGGAAATAAATTTGATTTTGCAAGTATAAAAATCACAAACTTTTATAATGATGTAAAATGGTTTTTTCCTAAAACTAAAAACGGACAATTATTAAGTGTCCCTATTACAGCAGGACATAAACCTTTGTGTGCATTCTTTATTAAGGAAATAAGCAGACAAAGTGAGATTATAGAGTACGGGAATTTATTATAATGAAAGCTGGAAAAATTTGGGGTCAAACAGAATTGATCCATGCAAACGGTGTGCTAGAGTTTCACCGCATTGAATACAAAGCTGGTTACAAATGTTCAGAACATGAACACCAGTTTAAATGGAACGGATTCTTTGTTGAATCGGGCAAAATGATTGTTCGAGTTTGGCAAGATGATCAAGGACTAGTTGACGAAACTATTCTTGAAGCAGGTGACTTTACTCAAGTGAAGCCCGGCAAAATTCACCAGTTCGAAGGTTTGGAAGACGGTGTCGCTTTTGAACTATACTGGGCTGAATTTAATCACGACGATATTGTTCGTCGAACTTCAGGCACAGAAGTAACCAAAGGAGGAAAATAACATATGTTTGGTTCTTTAGAAGGAGTAAACAAGACGCTAGTACGCAATCTTGTTATTCTCCATACACTAGTAATTGCAGTTAGTAATTATCTAGTTACAATTAGATTTGATTTATTTCCAGGTGCAGATTTGCCCTTGTTTGGATCATTTCCATTAGCAGCAGCAGCGTTTACATTTCCGATTGTTGTAGTAGCAACTGACCTTACAGTACGTATGGTTGGTAAAGAAGCAGGTCGAGCTGTAGTAGCTAGAGCTGTTATCCCAGCTATTATTGCATCAGTGCTTGTATTATTAGCATTAGGTGATGAACATGCTTACAGAGTAGGATTAGCATCAGGTGTAGCATACGGTGTCGGTACAATGCTAGATGTTTATGTATTCCAACATATTCGTGAGCGTATGAATGCTTGGTGGATTGCACCAGCTGTATCGACTATCGCAGCAAATATTATTGATACTTACGCATTCTTTTACACAGCGTTCTATCCTGCACCGTGGGTTGCAGACGTAGCATTTAATAATACGCTGACAAAAATTGTTGTAGGATTAATTGTATTCCTACCAGCATATGGATTGCTACTAAATTATCTTAAAGATAAGATTGATGTAGGTTTAGAACCTACACCAGAACCAGTAGCAGAAGAAGCGCCTAAGAAGCGTGGACGGAAAAAGAAAGCCGATTAGTGGGCCAACTTATTCCAAATGAACCATTGATATACGAGCGGGCCAACGGTGTTGTGTTCGCTCGTTATCAAAATAAACCAGAAATACCAAGATGGATTATCGGTGGTGATCCAGAGGAAGTAAGCAAAGCACAGGGTAATTTGTTTAGTTATAGTGAATGGTCTGAGATGATGGAACTTGCAGAAACTTATCCAACAATTAAAAAACAATTACAAAGTTTGCTTACAATATATTACACAATTAAGGATAGCAAATGAGAATTATTGCAGGCCCTTGCCAACACGAAAGTTTAGGTCAAAGTTCTATTATTGCACGAGAGTGCAAACGTGTATGCGACAAGTATGGTATTGAATACTATTTTAAAGCAAGTTTTGATAAAGCAAATCGCACAAGTGTAGACGGCATTCGCGGATTAGGTATGCGAACAACACTAGACGATTTTGTTGAAATAAAAGAAGTGTTAGGATGTAAGACGCTAACCGACTTTCATAGTGTTTTTGAAATTGAAAGTTTTAAAGGTGTTGACAAATGGATGAATGCAGTAGATGTAATTCAAATACCTGCATTCCTGTGCAGACAAACTGACATCATTAAGAGTGCGGTAAATACAGGCAAGATAGTCAACATTAAAAAAGGACAGTTCCTAGCACCGTGGGACGTAAAAGGTATCCTTTCAAAAACAGAAGGTGCTAAAGAAGTATGGATTACAGAAAGGGGAACTAGTTTTGGATATAACACACTTGTTGTTGATTACGCTGGGATTGACTGGATGCTTGATAATCTTTCTGTTCCTATCGTGCTGGATTGTACTCACTCTGCCCAAAAACCCGGAGGACAAGGGAATAGCAGCGGCGGCAATCGTGATCTTGTGCCTGGGTTCGCTCGTAGCGGGTCTGCTTTGGGGATTTCAAATTTCTTCCTCGAAGTACACGAACTGCCTGATAACGCACCATCAGACGGTCCGAATATGCTTCGACTAGAAGACTTTGAGGAGGTGGTACGTGACATCGTCAGCTATTCTTATACCCGCTAGATACGGTAGTACACGCTTTCCAGGAAAGCCTTTGACTATGTTAGATGGTGTGCCTATGATAAAGCGTGTGTATGACGCTTGTGTTGCGTCTAAGATACCAACATATGTGCTTACTGATGACCAACGTATATATAACAAAATTGGTGCAAATTGTCTAATGGATCATCGTGAATACGAAAACGGCACAGAAAGATGCGCTGGTGCTGTTGCTAAGTTTGATGTATTAGATCAATACGATCAGTTTATTAATGTGCAAGGCGATATGCCAGATGTAACACTTGATATAATTCACAAGTGTATAGTTAGTCTTAATCAATACGAAGTAAGTACAGTGTACACCGAAATGACAAAAGAACTACAGAATGATCCTAACTCAGTTAAACTCATACGTTCAGATTATAATGCTTTATGGTTTGGTAGAGGCATGACCGGATACGGCGATTGGCACTTAGGAGTATACGGGTATAGACGCAATGCATTATCTTTGTATAGCAACTTAGAAGTTACTCAAGAAGAACAAGTTGAAAAATTAGAACAACTACGCTGGTTAAAAAACGGTTGGCAAATAGGCTGTAGTAGTGTATACTTTAAAGGTATAGAGATTAATTTACCCGAGGACGTAGACATATGGCACAAACAAAACTCCCAATAAAAGATATCTTAGCAGCTATAGATATGGGTGCAAAAAACATTTGGGATGACTTGTCAGACGAAGAACGAAAACAAGTTAGTTTTTGGTTACTCAACAGATATGTATCTAGTGTAAAAGGTAACTTTGAAAAGACAGCAATGGCTGTGTTTAAGACAAACGAATACTACAATAAAAACTATATGGAAGTTAGTAAGCATCCAAAATTACAATGGCAACTACTATGTCAAAGCGGTAACACAGGTAAAATTGAATATCATCCATGGCAAGGATTTAAAAAGAAAACAAGCGATAACAATAAGGCTGTAAAACTTATAGCAGAAATTAATCCTAATATGAAAATGGATGAGGTAGAATTACTTGCTGGAACATATACAAAAAAAGAACTCAAAAAACTGGCTGAAGAATATAACATTGACATCAAACTCTAAACCATATGTATGCAAATATTGCGGTACAGGATATACAAGAGAAAAAACTCTTGCAGTGCATATGTGTGAAAAAAAGCGTAGAGCATTACAAAAAGATGAAAAGCGTGTACAGCTAGGCTACTATGCATTTACAAGATTTTATGAAACATCTATGCATACAAAAACAAAAAAAACATACGCACAATTTTGTGATAGTCCTTATTATAATGCATTTGTAAAGTTTGGAAGTTTTGTAAGTAATGTAAAGCCGTTATATCCAGATAAGTATATTGACTATGTTGTAACAAGCGGTATTAAATTAGATCATTGGTGTAGAGACGAGATGTATGAAAAATACGCCATTGAATTAATTAGGAAAGAAGATGTAGTTACTGCACTTGAACGTAGTGTAAAAACAATGATGGAATGGGCAGACGAAAATGAACCTGCTCCATGGAATCATTATTTTCAACATGTTAGTTTAAATAGAGCAGTATGGCATATTAAGGATGGCAAAATATCACCTTGGCTATTATTAAATTGTAATAGTGGTAAAGATATGTTGAGTAAATTTAATGAAGAGCAACTTACAATGATATACCATATTGTTAATCCTGAACACTGGGCAATGCGTTTTAAACGTAATCCTAATGATGTCCAAATAGTTAAAGATATTGCGAAAGAGAGTAATCTATGAAAGTATTAATATATGGACTACCAGGCAGTGGCAAAAGCACACTAGCTGAGCCACTAGCAAAGTTGCTGGGAGGTGTACACATCAATGCTGACGCAGTTAGAGAACGATACGAAGGCTATGACAAAAGCAAATGGGACTTTACTCCTGAAGGCAGACTGCGTCAAGCACAGCGTATGAGTTTACTAGCGGACGGAGCAATCATGGCTGGCAAAATTGCGGTTGCTGACTTTGTTTGCCCCACCATCGAAGCAAGAAAAACTTTCGGCGCAGACTTTACTGTGTACATGGATACAATACAAAAAGGACGGTTTGAGGATACCAATAAGGTGTTTGAGCCTCCTAAAAAGAGTTATGACTGTGATTATCATGTAGCTGAATGGTTTGATGATACACACGCACAATTGGTTCCTATTGTAGAACGTTGGATGAAAAAACAAAGTACCACAGTTGTGGGATATGCCGCATGGCGCATGGAGCAAGAAGATGAGCTTTGATACTACTAAACCCACAACACTCATGTTGGGCAGATGGCAACCTTGGCACGATGGACACACTGCACTGTTTAAAAAAACGATTGCCAAAACAGGTCAAGTGTGTATCATGGTTAGAGACGTACACAGAACAGAAAATAATCCCTTTGGATTATTAGACGTTATACGGAACATTGACTCTGCATTGTCTGCGGAAGGTTATACTAATGGTAAAGAATATATTATAAATCGTGTTCCCAATATTGTAGATATTAGTTATGGCAGAGACGTGGGTTATACTTTTACACAGCACGACTTAGGTAAAGATATACACAATATTAGTGCTACACAAATTAGAGCTAAACTTAGAGAGGAAGGTAAACTTGCCTGATATTGATATAGATTTTGCTGACAGAGATATAATATTATCTAAGATACAGCATCGTGTAGCAAAATTAGATAGCGGTAAGCAGCATAACACTGGTGTGTATGTTACTGAAATTCCACACAACCCGTTTAATGAAATTGCTACAATTGATCATAAAGAAGCAGATACTCGAGGTTACTTTAAACTAGATTTTTTAAATGTGTCTATATACAAAAATATTAAAGACGAGACACATCTAAAAGAACTTATAGAAAAGGAACCATTATGGCAACTATTGGAACACAAAGACTTTTCAGATCAAGTCTTTCATCTAAACGGTCACGGCGCACTATTGCAGCAATTGAAGCCTACTTCGGTAGAACAGTTAGCAGCGACACTA